GGCTCTGCAGGCCGGAGGCAGTGCGGCCCAGTCTGCTCTGCAGTCTGGGGCGAGCGCCATATCTAGTGCTGCATCTTCCATTTTCAGGGGGGGTTCTAGCGTATGGGGCACGCCGTTCTATACTGGCGCGCTGTGGCATGCTGAAGGCACAGTGACAAACGGCCCGGAGCTGGCGGTGATTGGTGAAGAAGGGAAGGAGTTCGTGATCCCAACGAAAAGGAAGAGATGGGATCTGCTTCTTGCGGCCATGCGGGCGTACGGAATCCGAGGCTTCGCCGAAGGCGGAGCCGCAGGTGCGGCTGGAAGTGAAGTTTCCGAAGCGCAGGAGATGACTGCATATTTCGGGATCAAGGGCCTGGCAAGCATGGCAAAGCAAGTCAAAAAGATTATCAGCGACCTAAAGGACTTTTTCAGGATTACATGGGGCATAATCAAATCGGAAGGCGCGGTATATTGGAAGCAGATTGAGAATATCATTCTGGCCGAAACGACGACCATCCGAGATAACTCGTGGCAAGCAGCCCTTGACATTCGTAATCAATGGATATCGAGCAATGCTGCCATCCTTGCAGACACAACCACGCAATATGCAGCCATGTGGCCTGCAATCGAGTCATCAATAGAAGATGTGCGGGATGGGGTGGCATCCGGCTTCGAGGATATGAGAAGCCAAGTGAACTATTCACTTGAAACTATGATATCCGATGCAAATACACAATTTGGAATATTTAAGAGTGATTTCAATTCCGTTTGGTCACAGATATTAACAGATCTGCAGAGCACCGTCAGCCAGATATCCTCTATACTTAGCTCAATCGGAGCTCAACTATCGAATATCAACGTGAACGCATCGGTTAATCTGTCCGCATATGGTGGCGGAGGGTATAGTTCCGGAGGAGGTATGAGTGGTGGGAATTACATTGGCGGCAGCAGTGGCGGGAATGATTGGAGCAGCACACCCACGACTTTCACAGACACGACGTGCCTAGGTGATACTGTTTCCGTCAATGCCTTGAAATATACATCTCCATCCGGCGTGGTCACATACATAAATCCTTTGTCTGACAATTTCCGAGCGATCCTGGCGGCGGCGGAATCCGGAACGCTGGGCTCGTCTGGATCGTATAGTGCCAATGTGTCGGTCGGTGGTGGAGTATCTTCGTGGATTGATAGCGGTAACTGGGATTTTTGGGCGGCACAAGGAGCTTTGCTAGATGACGGCCCGAAACGCGTGGTCGCAGGAGAGGCAGGCCCTGAGCTGATCTTGCCAGCCAGGCTCACGCGGATGTTCCTGTCGCTTGCAGATGCTGGTTTAGGCCAGGGATCTGCAAGCCGTATTGTGATCGAGGACCGTACCGAACATCATTGGTACATGGATGGAAAGGAAATCACGAATTTGGTCATGCAGCGAGCTCAAAAGCAGCTTCAGCTCCGGGGCGCGATAAGCACGAGGTGAGCAAAATGGTCCGATATACACTTACCCCTAGAAACAGTCTACGGAAATTTATTGCTGGCGTGTCGTGGGATACTGATATTCTTTCGTTTCCGAATGCGAATGCTGATATCCTTGATGCGGCCCTGGCGAAGTGCAATTTTTCTGCGGCCACTGATCCTACGGTGGATGATGACGAGGCAGACGGGTATGCAACTGGAAGCAGGTGGCACAACACAACCGATCATACGATCTTTGTATGCGAATCGGCCACCGAGGGCGAAGCCGTCTGGAGGCAAGTCTGGCCCGCACTAGCAGTGGATATGGATCTGTCGGATTATCAGCTCGTGTCGGGAATGTCGGCCTATCAGCTATCATCTGTGCTCACGACTCGTGGAGATATTCCTTTCCGTGGGGCTGCGGCCTGGGAGAGACTTGCCAAGGGCACATCTGGACAATTCCTGAAGCAGGGCGCGAATGATCCTGTATGGGCGACATTTGCACCTGCAGATGTCACATTTGCGGCAACTGCAAAGATCCTGGGACGCAAGACCGCGGGTGGTGGCGCGGGTGAGGAATGCTCGCTTGATGAGCTCCTAGACCTGATTGGCTCGCCAGCACAAGGAGATATCATCTATCGGGGGGCATCGGCATATGCACGCCTTGCGGCAGGCACCGCCGGACAAGTACTAATGTCGGGTGGAGCCTCAGCAAATCCGAGCTGGGATTCCTCTCGGATCGATGGATGGGTCGCGGCACCTACTCTCACTTATTCTGCGGCGGATGCTCCAGTATATATGGTTACAATTTCCGGTGACTATTCGGCCATCATCACGGCTGGAATGCGAATCAAGCTAACTGATGATAGCGCCGTGAAATATTTCATTGTCGTGAAATCCGCATACAGCGAACCAAACACGACGCTCACTCTATACGGCGGAACCGACTATGCACTATCCGGAGGCGCTATAAGCAGTCCATTCTATAGTATGGTGAAGGCACCCGCCGGATTCCCACTGGATCCCGCGAAGTGGACCGTGTCTGCAACATTATCTGGTGTGCAATCAAATCCAACTATTAATGTGGTATACAATCTTGGATCGAGTAATATTGTTGTGCCGATTGGGTGCTGGAGACTGATAGTCAAAGCACATCTTCAGATCTCGCAATCTTCTGGCTCTTCAACCGAAGGACAAGCCGGAATGAGCACAGCAAACAATTCATTCAGCAGTGATGAGACAAAAGCTTTATTTTACGCAGATGTGCCAAACATTATTAATAATTTTTCACTAAACGTTGCGCTGAATCTGTCAACGAAAACTACATATTACTTTGTGGCCTGCACAGCAAAATCATCAACTTTGTTGATACAGATAAATCAGGCAAATGGAACAGTATCATATGCATATGCTGTGTGTGCGTATTTGTGAGGGCGCATATTTGTGAGGGCGCATCATGTCTGATATCCTGGTCACGGTCGGAACAACCGATCTCTATACTAGCTCGATTTTTCCGACCACGGACACAGTTTGGCCATGCACCGATACTATTTATGAATTCGATGTTTCGCAGCTCTGGCTCAATGATTCGGGCCTGACCATTGATCATTACACGGATGGTCGGTCAACGGCGGCATTCACCGTGCTGGATAGCGCTGGTGCATACACATTCTACGAGAGGCAGCAGGTGCTCATTCGGAGTGCAGATAATGCGCTTCGGTTCGGTGGTGTAGTGCAGAGCTGCAATACTTTCCGAATCCCGGGCACCACAATCAAGTTTCATTCCATTGAGGCAGCTGATTACACCGCGATTCTCGATTGGCGGATGATCGATTATTCTGCCGAGAATCAGCTGGCCGGAGATGCTGTTCAGGCCATCCTCGATGAATACCTAGCAGAAGAAGGGATCACTGCCGGGTACATAGAAGATGGGAACCTGCTGACGGAGATCTCGATTGGAAACAAGTCTGCGCTCCAGGGCTTACAGAAGCTGGCGGAAGCTTGCGGATTCGTAGTCTATCTGGATTATGATCTTCGTTTGTACTTCCATTCCCGAACTCTCTATGCTGCGGAATGGGGGATCTCGGATGGAGAGGACATCATTTCTGGGAGCTTCAGCATCACTCGAAAGAATGATGCCTACCGGAACACCGAAATCATGATCGGGGGATATGAGGAAACCGACCTACAAGAAGAATCATGGATTGGGGATGGCACGACCAAGACATTCCCGCTTGCATACCCTTGCAATCGATTTTCTACTCTTACCGTTAACGGATCCTCCAAAACCATCGGACAAAAGGGTGTGGACTCAGGGGCAAATGATGCTTACTATGCATTACAATCCGAGACATTAACATTTGAGGAAGCGCCTGCCAATGGCTCGCTGATCGTGGCTACATACTATGGGCTCTGGAGAGCCAAGTCTAAGGCCGAGGATTTGACGGAAATAGCCAACAATGCATCCCGCCAGGGCTTCGGTTCGGGGAAGGTCGAGCATATCACCATCGATGAGGCAATGAACTCGATTGTAGGCGCAGGCGAATATGCGAACGCAAAGCTGGCCGAGTATGGGGTCGACGGCATCCAGGTAACGTACAAGACGCGTCGGGAAGGACTTGCAGCTGGTGTACTGCAGCACATAGAATACGAAGGCTTGGACCATGATGTGCTGATATGTCATGTGAACGAGACAATCAAGGATGGCGACACAGAATATACTGTCGAGGGGTGTTATGGGCCGGTCCAGGAAGACTGGGATAACTTTCTTAATTCGGCATTCCAGCTCGTCTATCAGGTCCGTGAAGGTATAGAAGAAGGAACAGGCGTCACCAAACTGTATAATTTCAGTCACACTTTTTATGTAGAAGATCTGGAAGAAGGAAAGCCAAATCCTTTTGTAAAAGTCTATGCAGATGAAAATTTCCCAGAAGATGATTCGTTGGTTTTGGGAGGTGGAG